GATATACATTACACAGTAACAGGTTTTATCCTTATATTGTGCTTACCACTTTAGATCAGGTTATAGGCTGCGAATCATTAGGCCAGATCAAAAAGAGATTCCCAAACATAAAAGCAATAGTAATATGATCCGCCACATTAGACTACTGGACTACTACGCGCTTGACTTTCAAAAAAACACTTACCATTTCTGGACACGTCACCAAGCGGAACGAGCATTACGAACATATCTAAAATCAATAACTAAATAAACCAAATGGAAACGCCTAAAGTACCCGAAAAACAAATCACGCACTGGAAAAAATTGACTAACCCTAATTACGTAGGGGCGCACGATCTTTTACCAAATCAGGAATTGACACTCACTATTGAGTCAGTTTCAAAAGAGGTCGTAAAAGGATCGGATGGTAAAGAGGAGCAATGTATAGTAGCCAAGATTAAAGGCGCTAAAAAACCAATGATACTTAACAAAACAAATTGCAAAATCATTGCCAGGGTTTTAGATACTCCGTACATTGAAGAGTGGTCAGGCAAGTCGATCATTATTTACTCCGCAAAGGTTAAAGCCTTTGGCGAAATGGTAGACGCTTTACGGGTTAAAAATCAGAAAGTATGAATTTCGCAATAGACACATTTCCACCTGAAAGATTCGGGTTAGTAACCGGCTCAAGATGCTCCCCATTAGTTCCTAAAAAGGACGCTCAAAAAGGACAGATAACGCTTGCCAAGGAATTAGCAAAGGAAAGGTTTTTCCAGCATTACGATGATGTTTCAACATGGCAAATGGAGCACGGCAAAATGGGTGAGGGCTTTGCGCTTCAACATTACTTGCAATACTTTGATCCAAAAATAGAAGTTGGTGAATTTGGATTTGAAGGTGACATAGGATGGAGCCCTGACGCGGTCGCATCTGATTACGGAGCTGATTGGAAATGTCCTACAACGCTTCAAAACTTTCTTGATTACCTGACTGATGGAATATCAGATTATGAATACAACCAAGCCCAGCTTTATATGATGGGATTAAAAAAAGACAGGTGGCTAGTATGTGCTTATCTTGCTGAGACTAGCAGAATGAATGAGAATGGTTTGAGGTATCCAGTTAAGGATAAAAACAGAATGATTTTAAACGAGGTAAAAGCAAGTCAGGAGTGGAGAGATAAATTTCATTCTAACCTACCATTTGTTGTTTCAAAGCGTGACGAATATATTCAAATGTATAAACTAAAATTCAACTAACATGGAAAAGAAATTCATTGGTAAAACAAAGCTAGGCAAGTATCCCGATCAGGTAGAGATCGGAATCCAACAAAAGGACATTGACCTATTGCAGAAAGAGTTAGACGCGAAAGGTACTGGCTGGACTAACATCAGGGTCAACAAGGGGAAGGATAGCGGCAAACTTTACTCCGAGGTTGTATGACCATCTTCACGCCCAACCTCGAAGCCGTCCGGTACAACATCTGTAATAGAGATGTTAAAGCGGTCGATTATGTTTTCAACTGGAAAGGATTGTTTTACAAAAGCCTCCCTTTGTGGGGGTATAACATTGAGATATGAAACAAAGAACGAAACAACTAATGGAGGGCAAGGAGTGCTTTCTTAAAGACCTTAACGAAGGTGACACGTTCCGAATGAGGCACACGGGCGGAACGGTTTACACGTTTTACCAAAAAGGCGATTTCAACTACATAGTCACAACGGAAAGCGGTTCTTTTTTTGCCTCACCGACAACACCAGTTAAACCTTTAAAACAATTTTGACATGAAAAACACAAAACTAAAAAGACCTCAAGTACGAGATACACGGCACGGAGACCAACCGTCCCGCGCTGGAACTGTTGAAAGGATTGTTGATAGCTTTCCTTTTATCGCTCGGTGTTTTTCTCGCCATCGCTTGGGTATTGGCAAACGCTAACGTAATAGATAACCTATGAAAACAAAAATGCGAGACACTAGCCTAGAGGCTTACGATTCAATCAGACGCGATCTTCGACCGAAAGAGAACCTTGTACTGGGTGCGCTGATTGCTTTAAAAGGCAAGGCGACAAACAAGGAAATAGCCGACTATCTTGGTATGCCTATCAATTGCATCACAGGGCGGATGAACTCGCTTGTAAACGAGCTTAAAGTGGTAAAGCCTGGGAATAAGGTAACCGACCCGGAAACGCAACGGAAAGCCCAGCAGTGGGTGTTTACTTCACTCCAATTGAAATTGTTATGATCGAAGCCAGCAAAGTAAACATTGCAGAAATAATTGAGGCCAACAAGCTGCACATACAAGGCCGCTCGGAGTTTATCTTTTCCAACGTCTTGCATCTTGAGGATCGCTACACTATCAGGATCAACAAGGTCAGCAAAAAGAGTAAATCCAGTACGATAAAAGAGTACGTTAACGGTAAAATAGTTTATAAGAGGCGTTGAATTGTGGAAGTTTTTGTATATTTGTAAAGCCGAAAGGCAGCGGAGTGGTGAACGCGATTTTAAACATTTGAGCCCTTAAAGGCCGAACTCGATCACCACCGGGGGAGGCACTTTAAGGGCATTTTTTTTATGGCAAAGGAACTTCCATACTTCCGCTTTGAGCCGTCAGAATTAAAAGGTAACTACACAATTACAAACAGATGAAACGCAAAACAGAACTTGACCACCGCTTTGAGATGTCAGACGACCCCGAGGCTGCAAGCTTCCACAAATGGGTTCTGACGTGTGTAATAACTGCCGGGGCGTTTATCGCTGCCGTCCTCGTATGGTTTGCCGTAAACATGCGCGACCGAATCCCCACGGGCTTTGAACAATGGCAGGCTTTTCTGTTCACCGTTGGGTTTATAACCGTCTGGACTATCGTGCTTTTTTTGTACGTCAAAATGATAATGAAATGACGCTGAACGGTCTAGCCTTTGTATGCGTAGGGGTATTTTTTTATGGACAGTAGAAAGGCCTTTAAATTTTACCGATCGTATTTTGATGTGGCAATGGAACTATCTGACAAGGATAGGTATCAATTCCTTATGGCCTTGCTTGAGTGTCAGTTTACCGGCAAGCCTAGAGAGCTTGAAGGTATGGCAAAGTTTGCTTTTATAAGCCAGAAGCACTCAATAGATGCCCAAATTAACGGATTTTTGACTAAGGTAGGGGCTACGCAACCCCCTACGCAAGGGGCTACGCAACCCCCTTCACAACAAGAGGAAGAGAAAGAACAAGAGAAAGAAGAAGGTAAATATGTAATACGCGATCAAACAAAAATATTTGGTTCAGGTAAAAACTTCTTTACAGTCAAAAAGAAATACATCACAGACAAAGCCTACCGAGTAAATGGTGTCGATGGCCTAAACGAATACATGGAGGCAAACCAATCAATATTGAACTACCCACAGTTTGCCGAAAAGTTCATGCGCAAATATAACGGGGCCCAGTTCAATGACTTCATGCACGTTTTTAACTCTTACAATAAATTCACAGACAATGCGTGATCTTAACGAAAAGTATTACGAACTAAACAAAGCCTTCCCTAACAAGGCCGGAAAGCTGATGCAAGTCATTACAACCCAAAAGCGATTGATTGAGGGTTTGGCATTAAGTAAGCAAACAGATGATGTAAAAGCATTGCTCCTTTCGGTAGCGGAGGGGTACGATGTTACGGTTGACTTATTGGACTACATGAAAAACGTTCTGCAAGGGGTAGCCAATGACGCGGAGGCACTTATGGAAGGGTCGAAGCTAAGAAACACCGTAAACGACCAAAACGAGTTTATAGGGCTTTTAATTCAATCAAATGACATTACAGGAAAGGATAAAAGAGCAGCTTAACAGCCAACTCGAACCTGGGAAGTCCTACTTTGAGGTTCCCGATGTTTACGAAAAGGAGATACTAACGGGGGTTAAGTGGGAGGTATTGAGGTACAACCATGTCAAACTTGACGAGCATTGCCCATACAAGCAAGGGCAACTTACCTGTATAATCGGGCATACCAATGTAGGAAAGACTACGCTAATCGTTTACCTCCTTTCCAGATTGCTAGACCGTAAGAAAATTGTAATCTATTCGGCTGAAAACAGGATCAGTCAGCTGGCAAGGCTTATAATCCAATTTGTATTTAACACAAACACAAACCACCAAAAGCACTTCAAATGGCTACGGGAGCGGGTTTTGTTCATCAAACACGTGAAACAATTTACCTACAAAGATATGCTTGAGCAGTTGGCGGTATCTGATGACATAGGCTTTAATGCCGACATGATTTTGATTGATCCGTACAACTCCCTCAAGATAGATTCAAAAGGCAATACCCATGAGTATCACTATGATGCGATTGAAAATATGCGTATCTTTACGAAAACAACTGGCAAAA